GTGTTCCGGCTCGGTGAGAAGCAAGGCGTGGACGCTGCCTACGACCTAAACAAGATCATCTATTTCGCCAACCGTCTGAAGGATATGTCAAAGGACGGCAAGCCTCTCTGAAGACGGCCCGGAGACATCAATCACACGCGAAGTCCCTGCCAGACAACGGCGGGGGCCTTTTCGTCAAGGAAAATAAAAATATGAGATACGGACCACAAGTCCCCGAATGTCGGCAGGTTGCCGAAGAGAAGCACTGGCAGCCGGGCGAGAGCTTCACCGATGCCATGACACGGATTGCCCATGCGCTGGCCGATGATGCTGCCCACGAGCGGGCGATCTACGAGATCCTCGTGGACCACCGCTTCCTTCCTGCGGGTCGCGTACAGGCAGCCGCTGGCAGCTTCCGAACCGTGACGGCGTTCAACTGCTTCGTCTCGGGAACCCTGCCTGACAGCATGTCGGGCATCATGGACCGTGTGAAGGAAGCCGCGCTGACGATGAAGATGGGCGGCGGCATTGGCTACGACTTCTCGACGATCCGCCCGCGCGGCGACCTAATCAAGACCCTCGGCAGCAAGGCGTCAGGAGCCGTGTCCTTTATGACGCCGTTCGACGCGACTTGCGGGACAGTGGCTTCGGCAGGGGATCGCCGGGGCGCACAGATGGGCGTCCTGCGGGTCGATCACCCAGACATCCGGGCCTTCATCAAAGCCAAGATGAACGACCACAACCTCACCAACTTCAATGTCTCGATCGGCGTCACCGACGCTTTCATGGACGCTGTCGAGACAGACGGCGACTTTGACCTGGTCTTCGAGGGAGCGGTCTACGAGACCCTCCGCGCCCGCGACCTGTGGGAAGAGATCATGGCTGCGACTTGGGACTATGCCGAGCCGGGCGTCATCTTCATCGACCGCGTGAACCAGATGAACAACCTCTGGTACTGCGAGAGCATTGCCGCGACCAACCCCTGCGGAGAGCAGCCCCTGCCACCATACGGCGCGTGTCTGTTGGGCAGCTTCAACTGGATCAAGTACGTCAGGAGCGTGGCTCTGTCCCCGTACTTTGATGTCGAACAGTTGCGCGAAGATGTTCACGTCATGGTCCGAGCAATGGACAACGTGATCGACCGGACGGTCTACCCCCTGCCCGAGCAAGAGGCAGAGGCGAGTGCGAAGCGGCGCATGGGTCTCGGCGCGACCGGGGTCGCCAATGCGGGCGAAGTCATGGGGATGCCCTATGCTAGCCCCGATTACCTCGACTGGTGTGACGGTGTGATGCAGGTCTTCGTGAACGAATGCTACCGCGCATCTGCAAACCTCGCCCGCGAGAAGGGCGCGTTCCCGTTGTACGACAAAGATCGGTACATGGAAGGCGCGTTCATCCAGAAGCTGGAAGGCGAGACACTCGACCTGATTAAGGTGCATGGCATCCGCAATTCGCACCTGACGTCCATCGCCCCGACCGGCTCGATCTCTTTCGCGGCTGACAATATCTCCAGCGCACTTGAGCCGCCGTTCATGCTCGACATGAGCCGAACGGTCAAGGAATGGGACGGCAACCGCGTCGTGAAGCTGCAGGACTATGCCTATGCGAACTGCGGCGTGGCTGGTCGGACAGCAAACGAGCTATCCCCAAAAGAGCATGTCGCAGTCCTGACCACATTTCAGCGATGGGTGGACAGCGCCTGTTCCAAGACCTGCAACATCGGGGACGACGTCACCTTTGAAGAGTTCAAGGACGTCTACTTGGAGGCCTACCGACTGGGCGCCAAGGGATGCACCACGTTCCGCGCAGCGGGCAAGCGCTACGGCATTATGAACGCCGTCGAAGAGCCTACGCAGGAAGCGGAGGCAGAAGGCGCCGCCTGCTACATCAACCCAGAGACCGGGCATCGATCCTGCGACTGATCGTGCGTGGGCTTTCCAGAAACGTCAAGAAGAACACGATACAGGAGCTGACCATATGAACTTCATAGCGTTGGAAACAGAGCAGAGACTGCGCGGTGGATACTACACTCCCGACGACCTCGCCGCATTCCTGACTCGCTGGGTCGCGCCCACGGCGGACACGCGCGTTCTAGAACCTAGCTGTGGCGATGGCGCGTTTTTCCCCACATTGCAGGGCACAGGGGCAAGCGTCACCGCGTTCGAGCTGGCACCGGAGGAAGCCGCCAAGGCAGCCGCACGGGGCCTGTCCAACTGCACCGTCCACAACCGTGACTTTCTCGGTTGGGCGCTGGAAAGCCAGGGTGGACAGTTCGACGCGGTGGTCGGCAATCCGCCTTTCGTCCGCTTCCAGTACCTGTCTGCCGCCTTTCAGACCAACGCGGAACGTGTGTTCGCGCGGCTGGGGTGCAAATTCACGAAGTACACGAACGCTTGGGTTACTTTTATCCTTGCGTCTATGGAATTGCTGCGGCCCGGCGGACGGCTCGCGATGGTGGTGCCGTCCGAGATCGTACACGCCATACAAGCGCAGTCACTGCGGACCTATCTGGGCGAGCAGTGCCGCCGCACAGTCATCGTGGACCCCCAAGAAATCTGGTTCGAGGGCACCCAACAAGGTACGGTGCTGCTCTTGGCCGAAAAGAAGGCCCGCCCGGATGTTTATGGCGAAGGGTTAGGCATCCACCGCGTGGCGGGCCGCGACTTTCTGTGGCAAGATCCGGAGGCAGTGTTCGCAGCGCCTCGCGCGATCAACGGCAAGACGGTGCAGGGCAAATGGACCCGAGCACTGGTGCCGCCTGCCACGTTGGCGATTCTGGATGAGATAGAGGCCAGTGACCGATTCTGTCGGTTCGACGATGCTGCCAAGGTGGGTGTAGGCATCAGCACTGGGGCCAACAAGTTCTTCCTCGTCACCGACGACGTAGTACAGCGGTACGGTTTGCAGGAGTGGGCGCATCCGATGTTCGGGCGCAGCGCCCACTGCCCCGGCGTTATCTACGATGACGCACAGCACGCTAGGAACGCGGCCACCGGCAAGCCAACCAATTTCCTATGGCTGGACGGGTCGGTGGAAGACACTGCCAAGGGCCGCGCCTACATCGCATCGGGCGAGTACGAAAACTTGCATAAGCGATACGCGTGCCGCATCCGCAAGCCGTGGTATACGGTGCGCTCGGTGTCTGCCACTGAAGTCGGAATGCCCAGGTGCATCCACGACACGCCGCGCCTTATCCTCAACCGCGCCGGGGCTTACACGACGGATACCGTCTACCGCATCCGGGCGCTGCGCGGCACATCGCGGGGGCTGGTGTACGGGTTCTTCAACAGCCTCACCGCCCTAAGCGCGGAACTGGAAGGACGTCACTCCGGTGGTGGCGTGCTGGAACTGATGCCTTCCGAGGTAAAGAAGCTACCACTGCCCGCCCCCGAAGGCATCATGCCAGACGTGGAACGGCTGGACCGCATGGTCCGCGAGGACACAGTTGCCGACACGATGGAAGTGCAGTCTGAGGCGGTGCTGGGGGCGCTCACCAAGGCCGAACAGATGGACCTGCTAGCGGCGTGGGCCACCCTGCGCGACCGGCGGCAACGCTTGCCCGCCTAGTCGATTTCCAGCGTGAACCGGGCCTTTCTCCGATTAGGTTCCACCTAAAGTTCCACCATTCCACAGAGAGAGGTCCGCACCATGGACCACGCCACTCATACATGCCCCGAGATACCCACCGCACTCATTCGCTACCTTGAGAATGTATTCCCAGATCGGGCCGTTGATCCGTCGAAAGCGGACCCGTCCGTTGTATTTGGGAATGCGGAGGTGATCCGTCATCTACGGGCTGTCCAGAAACGTCAAGAAGAAGGGGAGGACTGAATGTGTGCACCTTCGCCGCCTAAGCCCCCGAATACCCCACCGCCGCCGGTCACGCCCGACGCGCCGCCACCTCCCGCAGATACCGCCGAAGGCTTTCGCGTAGGGGCAGGCCGAAGAGGCCCGCGTCGGTCCAGAAACATGCGGCCCGGCTCCGTCCGACCCACAGACACTAGCTCGCTGGTTGTTCCTCTCTCCCGCGAGGCGAGACGCGACAGCGGCTTGAGCGTACCGAGAGGGTAATCCGACATGGCAGCAGAGAACAAAGGCAACGCCGCCAGCCGGTACAGCCAACTCCAGTCCGAGCGTTCAGAGTTTGAGCAACGTGCTGACCGCTGTGCTAAGCTGACGCTGCCGACGCTTTACGACCGGAACCTGACAACCAAAGGCAACCGGGGCAACATCAAAGACCCTGTCCACAGCCTCGGCGCCCGTGGCGTCAACAACCTCGCGTCCAAGCTGTTGATTTCCCTGCTTCCGATGAACACACCGTTCTTCAAGCTAAACGTGGACGAGCTTGCGATGCAGGCCATGGAACAGGAGGCAGGTGTCCAGGACGAGGCCGAAGGGGCAAGCCTCAAGGCCGAAGTTATGAAAGGCCTCGGGGTGATCGAACGCTCCGTAGTCGCTGACATCGAAGAGGCAGGTGACACGACTGCTGTCTTCGAGGCGATGAAGCACCTTCTGGTGACAGGCAACTGCCTGCTTTACGTCTCTGAAGAGGGCAACGCCCGGATATTCGACCTGAACAAGTACGTCGTCGTCCGCGATCCTCAAGGCAAATGGCTGGAGGTCGTTGTCTGCGAAGAGACTTCCCCAGCATCCTTGTCCGAAGAGCAGAGGGGGCTTCTGAACGACGAGCAGACAGCTGAGACGGCATCTCCCAACGCGACCGTTCGAGTCTACACGCACGTCAACCGGTCCAAGGGCCGCGTTAAGTGGCACCAGTCGATCAACGGCAGCAAGGTTCCCGACACCGAAAGCAATGTGCCCGAGAGCGGGAACCCGTGGATACCGATGCGCTTCCTCCGCGTGGACGGTGAAGACTACGGGCGTAGCTACGTCGAGATGTACCTTGGCGACTTGGACAGCCTCGAAGTTCTGACACAAGCCGTCAGGGACAGCGCGACAGCTGGGGCCAAGACGGTCTGGATGGTAAACCCGAACGGCACCACCAGTGCCAAGGCCCTTGCGAAGGCGCCCAACAACTCTATCCGAAGCGGTAACGCTGACGACGTGAGTGTCCTGCGGCTCGACAAGTACAACGATCTGCGGATCGCTCAGGACATGATCACACGGATCGAGCGGCAGCTCGCCCATGCCTTTATGATCAACTCTGAGGTTCTGCGCGACGCCGAGCGTGTGACGGCAGAAGAGGTGCGCTTTGTCGCGCAGGAACTCGATGACAGTCTCGGCGGCATCTACTCGCTACAGTCCAAAGAGTTCCAGATGCCCTACGTCAAGCGGCGTCTGTTCCTCTTGAGGAAGCGGGAGAACATGCCCGAGATACCGCCCGAGGTGAAACCGGTGATCGTGACCGGGTTCGCAGCTCTGGGGCGCGGGCACGACCGCGAGAAGCTGATCCGGTACGCGCGGACTCTGGCCGAGATTTACGGACCCGAGCAGCTCCCGAAGTTCATCAATGCTGATGAGCTGAACGCCCGTCTGGCAGTCGCGGACGGCATCGACACAAGCGGGCTACTGGTGACGGCACAGGACCGACAGCAGTCGCAGGAAGCGGCCCAGCAGGCGCAGATGATGGACAAGCTAGGACCAGAGCTGATCCGGCAGGGCGCATCTATGGCTGAAAAATCAATGGAAGGAAGCGAAAATGGCACAGCGCCAGCGCAAGCAGTCCCAACAGGCAACTGACCAGACGACCACTGAGGTAACCGAGGAGCACACCGAGAACACGATTGCCCCCAAGAAAGACGAGGCAACCGAGGCCTCGCCCAACGCTGTGGTCGGCAACCTCGGCACCCCTGACACACCGGCCCAAGGGCGAAAGCAACACTACGAGCTGCGCCCCGGCGTCTATGTGGAGGACTATTGATTATGGCTGACGGCCAGAACAGCCACCCGAATGTCCAAGAGGGGCAGGCCGCAGAGACCGTGAACGTCTCGACGGAGACCGACAGTTCCGAAGAGCTGATCGGCGGGAAGTTCAAGTCTGTCGATGACCTTCTGACATCCTACAAAGAACTGGAGCGTAAGCTCGGTGGTGAGGGACAGACGACCGGGGATGACACTTCCGACAACGGCACGGACACGGACGCCCAGGACGGCACCGATGGTGAAGGTGCCGGCTCCGAAGAGACCCCTGACGACACCAATGACGACGACGAGACCCCCTATGGCGAAGCCGTAGCGAACGCTCTCAAGTCGGCTGGTGTCGATCCGGGGGAAGCCGCCGAAGAGTTTGAAAAGAACGAAGGCATCCTCAAGGACGAGACCTACGAGAAGTTCGAAAAGGCTGGCTTCCCTCGCGCTGTCGTTGACGCCTACCTGAACGGTGTCTCGTCCCAGCGTGACACGGCCACGTCCATGACGGCAGCCCAGATCGCGCAGGTCAAGGCTGTTGCCGGGGGCGACGACGGCTTCTCAAAGGTGCGGGACTTCATCAAGGGAAGCTGGGAAGACGCGGACATTGAGGCCTACAACGAGGCGGTGTCCAGCGGCGACGTCACCAAGGCGACCGAGGCCGTCTCCGGGGCATACCGGGCCTACCTTGAGAGCTTCGGCAGCGAAGGGAGGATGGTGGGTGGCAGGCGCCCCGGCGCCAATGTGAGCGGCTTCGCCAGCGAGGCCGACTACCTTGAAGCCATGGCCGACAAGCGCTACAAGACGTCGGCAGCCTACCGTTCTGAGGTCTCCCAGAAGCTGGCCAATTCCAGCAACATTATGAAGACCCGGTAAGGAAGGGAAGCCCATGGATATTCTTGCATGGGTCATCGCGAACAGGAACGCCATCGGAGTCCTTCTGGTGGCGACCCATGCCTTCGCGGTGGCTATCGTCAACCTGACCCCGACCCCTGCGGATAACCGCATCGTGGGACGGGTCTACAAGTGGGTCGAGCGCATCGGCGGTGTCTTCACGGAGACCGCCAAGGAAAAGCCCGGTGAACGCGAAGGCGCTGCATGGCAGCCCGAGCCTGTGTCTGGCCCACCTGTCTACACTGAAACCACGGAGAAAAGCATCCATGTTCACATCCATTGCGGTAGCTCTGGTGGCGATCCTCGGCCTTCTCATGCTGATCGCCTACGGTCTCTGGCGAGCGGAGAAGGCGAAAGCCGACGAGGCGCAGGAACGTCTCAGGGACGAGAAGGCGAGGTCGGATGCATATGATCTCCGCTCGCGCCCTATTCCTCGTGACAAGTCTGGCGTTCTCGACCGGATGTAGCTTCATGCGGGACGCCCCGGACGAATGCGTCTGGACGGCGCCCATCGAGTTCTCCGACGAAACGAAGGAATGGCTGGGGTCTGAAGACTGGCCCGACAGTGCCTTCGAAGACTTTAACCAGATCGGAGACCACAACGAATTGTACCGGCGCAACTGCAATTGATTGAGTTCCACCATTCCATAGAAGGGCTTTGGCCCTCTTTGGGTTGCGTTCATGGGTCCTGCGGAGGCCCCGGCATTGCCGGGGTCTTCGGAGCATCTGAATGCTGAGACGGCAGCCTCCATCGCTTTTTAGCGAGTAGGCACCCCGATGATACACGAAGCGGCGCTTGGCCCTCTGCGGAGGACAACCCTGTGTAACGGCAAGTGAAAGGCATCGACGGGAGCAATCCCCGAAGCTCAGCAAAAGGAAACATCCATGGTAGATGCAGTCCTGTCCCAACTGGGTGTTGTCGATGGCGCTTCCCCGTCCAACTGGGACGATAGCAACGCGCTTTTCCTCAAGACCTTCGCTGGCGAAGTCATCACAGCCTTCAACGAAATGAACATCTTCATGCCGCTTCATCAGGTGCGGACCATTTCGCAAGGCAAGTCGGCTTCGTTCAACCACACCGGCAAGGCGAACGCGCGGTATCACACCGCCGGTAAGCCCATCGTTGGCGACAACACGGTCGCGCACAACGAGACGGTCATCAAGATCGACGACAAGCTAATCGCTGACGTATTCATCGACGAGCTGGAAGAGGCGAAGAATCACTACGACGTCCGCTCTGAATACACCAAGCAGATTGGCGCGGCCCTGTCCCGCACCTTCGACCAGAACATCGCCAAGGTCATCACCCTTGCGGCCCGTTCGAACAACAAGATCTCGACTCTGCCGGGTGGCTCGCGGATTACCGATGCGAGCGCAAAGACCGACGGCGACGTGCTGGCTGGTATGCTGTTCGACGCTGCCCAGAAGTTCGACGAGAAGGACGTGTGGGAAGGCGAGCGCTATGCGACGTTCAAGCCAGCGCAGTATTGGCTCCTGGTCCGCAACAAGGACAACTTGAATCGCGATTGGGACGGCCGTGGCTCCTACGCCGAAGGCACCCTGCCGCAGGTTGCCGGTATCCAGATCGAGAAGTCGAACAACGTCCCGACGACCGATATCACGGCCAACGCGGGCGAGCAGAACACCTACGCCGTTGACGCGCAGACGACCGCCGGTCTGGTTTTCCAGAAGTCGGCTGTCGGCACCGTCAAGCTGATGGATCTCGCTCTACAGAAGTCCGGTGCTGACTTCGAGATCATGTATCAGGGCACCCTGATGGTCGCGAAGTACGCGATGGGCCACGGCGTTCTTCGCCCTGAATGCGCCATCGAGCTGGCAACCGGCTAGGACCGCCAAGAACGACAATAACAAGGTCTCCTGACCAACTAGGGGCACCCCACATGGGGTGTCCCTTTTTTTTCTCCAAAGGACCGACAGATGAGTGGAACCACTACCCGGCTCGCAGCCGTGAACCAGATGCTCCGCGCCATCAGCGAGGCCCCGGTCACGGACCTGAGCGAAGTCGAAGGCATGGGCCTCGACATTGAGACGGCAACCGGAACACTGGACGAAGTTCAGCGGGCGGTGTTGCTTGAAGGATGGATCTTCAACACCGAGCATGAGGTCGCCCTTCTGCCCGACCCGAGCGGCTACATCTACCTGCCGCACAACACGCTTCGGTTGGAGGTCTCCCCGCAGGATGACACCGACCCTGTGATCCGTGGGGGCCGCATCTACGACCGGGCAAACAGGACGTATGAGTTCTCTGGTCCTATCAAGTCTGACCTGATCGTCTTTCTTGACTTCGACGACATGCCCGAGAGCGCCCGTTCATATGTCGCCTACCGGGCGGCGCGGAAGTTCCAGTCCACACAGCTTGGGTCTAACACACTCCACCGCTTTAACCAGAGAGACGAGAACTGGATGCGTTCAGTGTTCGTGCAGGAGCAGTCCGAGGACCGGGATAACAACATGCTCTTCGACACTCCTGATTTCCACCGTCTTCGGAGGAACCGCTATGCCCCTCATTAGCGAGCAGTTGCCAAACCTGATGAACGGCATGAGTGAGCAGTCCAAGACCATGCGCATGAGTTCGCAATGCGAGCTGCAAGTCAACGGATTGTCGTCCCTCCTGCGCGGCGTCGGCAAGCGGCCTCCGCTCAAGCACATCGCGACCATGGCGAATTTCGACAGCTTAAACGCGAAGATGCACACGATCAACCGGGATGAGCAGGAGCAGTATCTAGTCGCAATTGAGGACGGAGACCTTTCCGTATTCGACGCCCAGACAGGGGCCGCCAAGACGGTCAGCTTCCCAGACGGGAAGTCCTATCTAGACAGCACCACGCCTCACACAGACTTCTCTCTGGTCACGGTGGCTGACACGACATTCGTCGTGAACAAGAAGGTCCAGTGCCTTATGCGGGGTGTCCGGACCCCGGACAACGTCGGGGATGCCATGCTCTTCGTCCGGGCGACAGCCTTCAACAATACCTACAAGATCAAGCTGAACGGCACAGCTATCGCCACTCACACGACCCCGGACGGGACAGGAGAGGGGGATGCGACGTCTATCGAGACCGTGGTAGAAGACCTGAAGACCCAAGCGGAAAGCAACGTAACCGCCGACTTCGAGGTCCATGCGAGCGGCCCAGTGGTATACATCAAAGAGGTCAACGGGAACGACTTCAATATCTCAATCACGGATAACGCAGGCGGTGCCAACGTCCGCACGATCTACCGGAAAATCCAGAGCTTCACGGACCTTCCAACCTATGGGCCGACCGGCTTCGTGGTAGAGGTTGTGGCTGACACCACAGGCGCCCGTTCGTCCAACTCATACTGGCTGCGGTTCCAGCGCACAGGCGCTTTCGCTGGCGAGGTCGGTGCGGGCATCTGGGAAGAGACGAATGCACCCAACAGCGTTTACCGGATCGACCCGGCAACCATGCCCCACAAGCTCGACCGAAACGAGGATGGAACATTCACCTTCGATCAAGTCCCATGGGCCGACCGGACGGTAGGCGACGGGACGACAGCGCCTTCTCCCAACTTCATCTTCCGCCGGATCTCCGAGGTCTACGTTGACCGAGACCGCCTATGCCTTGTGGCCGGACGCGGCGTGAGCATGTCCGCAGTCGGGCGCTTCTATGACTTCTTCCCCTCAACCTTGACCACGCTCCTGGACGGAGATCGTATTGACGTCAGCGTGTCCAGCAAGGAAAGCGCGAAACTGCGCCACGCGGTTCCCTTCCGGGGGAAGATCGTGTTGTTCTCAGACGAGACACAGTTCCTGATCGACAGCGAGTTCCTCGTCGCGTCCCAGCCTCCCGCGATCCTTCCAATCACGCGATACCGCATCGACCAGCAGGTCGAGCCTGCGACATCAGGGGAGCTTCTGTACTTCTCCATGTCCAACGAGCGGCACTCTCGCGTGATGGAATACTTCGTCACTCCGGAGTCCATAGCCGGGACGATGGAAGCTGCGACCATCAACAAGCATGTGCCATCCCTGATCCCTAACAAGCTGCAAGAGATCGTGGCCAGCAACATGCAGGACATGATCGTCTGTTGGTCCCAACAGGAGAAGAGCAAGCTCTTCATCTACAAGCACCATTGGCAGGGCACAGAGAAGCTCCAGTCAAGCTGGTCAGAATGGAAGCTGCCGGACACATGCTTGATCCGGCATGTGTCCTTCATCAAGAACAGGCTCCTTGTGGTTGTCCGAGACACCGGCTTCGACGAGGATGAAGAGGGGTCAAAGCACCTTCTCCAGATGGAGTTCGACCCGGATAACTACGACGAGGGCGGTCTCGATTTCCCCGTCTGCCTCGACCGGCGCCTATCCAATGTAGAAGTGTCTAAGACCTACGACAGCCTGAGTGATCAGACGACGCTCACTCTGCCGTACAAGCCCAGCCGGGCCGACAGCATCCGCGTGATCCAGCGTGGTGCAGCCGATGCTGGGCGGGAGGTTCCTGTGGTCTCGTCCAGTACGGGAAGCACGGAGGTAGTCGTTTCTGGTGACATCACCGGGGCGCTGTTCTACGTGGGGGAGGTTTACGACTTCATCTACGAGTTCTCCGAGCAGGTGCTCAAGACGAGCAACCAAGGCGGTGGCTCTGCCACAGTGGCCTTCGGTCGTCTGCAGCTACAGCGGTGGACGGTCATGTTCGACGACACCGGCTACTTCCGTGTCGAGGTCGAGCAGCCCGGACGGAAAACGTACACCTACCACTACAACGCGAACATGCTGCCATACCCGACCCTCGGCATCTCCAAGCTCGGGAGCGGTGAGTTTCCCTTCCGCGTCAACGGACGATCCGACCGAGTGAAGGTCCGCGTCGTCAGCGACAGCTTCCTCCCTGTGTATCTTACGGCAGCCGAATGGGAGGGGCGGTTCGAACGCAAGACATCAAGGATTTAGGAATGATCAGATCTTCCGTAGCCAACGACGCAATCGAGTTGTCTGAGACAATGCGGGAAGAGGACAGGCAAGAGATCGAGGACACACTCGGTCTCTCGCCCCTCGCCGCTTTGAGCCTAGGCCTGCTGGAGTCCATTAACTGCCTGACCATGATCGGCAAGAGCGGAACTGTCACGGCCATGGCAGGCGTGGTGCCGCGTCCGCAGACGCCCGGCTACGGAGCGGTCTGGCTTCTCTGTGCAGACGACATAAGGGAAAACGTGAGGGAGCTGGTCGAGGCCTGCCGATGGCATCTTGATGCTCTTCTCTCGACCGGGGAGTTCGATGCCCTTGCGAACGTGGTGGCCACGTCGAACACCACGCACCGACGGTTGATCCAATTCATGGGCTTCGATTTCGGTTCCCCCATTGAAGGCTATGGCGTCGGCAAGATCAGCGTCACCCCCTTCCAACGAATGAGGTAGAGTATGTGCGCACCGACAGTCGCCGCTGCCCCGATGTTCTACGCATCGCTGGCAGTATCAGGCGTGACATCAGCCGTCAGCTACGCGGCGGAGAAGCAACAGGCAGAGGCGCAGGAAGCCGCAAACGAGGCCAACAAAGAGGCCACTCGCATCGCGTCCATCCGCTCCATGAACCAGAAGGCCCAAGACATTCAGCAGCGCGAGTTGCAGGAGCGAGCCTCGACAGCCCTAAAGACCACCGCCGCGAGGGATCAGGTCAGGGAAGCCCAGTCCACAGCGAGGGCCACAAGCGAAAGCGCTGGCCTATCCATCGACGCCCTCCTGTCCGACTATGACCGGCAGTACGCTGACTATGCGTCGTCCCAACTGACGCAGCTCGGGTTCACCGTTGATCAGATCGGGCGCACTCGCGAGGGGATCGAGGCCGAGGCTGAGACGCGTGTGAACACGGTCCCCCAGAACCCTGTCGCGAAGCCGTCAGCAGCCGGTGCTTTGGCTGACTTCGGTGGCGATGCTCTCGGGGCATATCGGAAATACTCGGTCAGAGACCCAATGACCGGAGATCGAACCTTCGATTAAGGATCAACCATGGTAGAAAACGTCGTTGCCGACCCGTCTTTGCGGGCGGTAGCCTCTCCAGTTGAGAGGTTCGTCCGCCCCACATCCACACGCCCGGCTCCGAGCGGCCTCATGTCGTTCGCCAAGGCCCTTGAGCGGGCATACCCGAAGTACCAGAACTTCCTAGAAGATCGCTACAACGAGCAAGCAGCCGAAGAGACTGCCGCAGGTCAGATGGCCGAGCAGCAGATTGACCCGGCGCTGCAGCTTGAGGCGAACCGGGACGGATGGCAGAAGCTCATAAGCGACGTCCGCAGCCGCGACCGAGAACGCGGGACAGACCAAGCCACAGAGCTTGTGGGCGCGTCACCTCACTTCCGACGGGGCCTTGTGCAGGCGCGGACGAAGCGTCTCGGCCTTGGCCTCCGCGCCCACCTGAACAACCAGTGGCAGCAGAACGACGGCGGGATCAAGGATGTCGATGATCCGGCGGCGGTCCAGAACTGGCTACAGGAACAGACCAATGCCTACACCGAGCGTGTGGGCATCAGCGGGATCGACCCTGTCATCCTTGCCGAGAACTACACGCCCTATCTGGCGACGGCCCAAGAGCAGCTCCTGAGCAACCACATGAGCTACCGTTCTCGGGCGCGTGTGGAAGAGTTCAGCAGAGAGCTGTCTTCCGGCGTCGGCCTCGCCCTGACTGGTGGGGGGAACGCCTCAAGCTCGGTCGGTCGGTTCATCAACCGGCTCGCCGGGGCAGAGAGCGGCGGCGATTACCGCATTGTCAACGACGAAGGCTACACCGGACTGCTACAATTCGGGCAGGCCCGGCTGGACGACTACAACCGGGCGACCGGCAGCAACATATCTCTGGAACAGTTCCGCACGACGAACGCCATACAGAACATGGTGAACATCTGGCACGTCCAGGACATCGACCGTCACATCGACGCGAATGGCTACATCGAGCAAGGCTATAGCCGAGACGGTCTCCGGGCAATCGCCCACCTCGGCGGCTATGGGGGTCTCGACAGTTGGGTTGCAAGCGGCGGATCGCACGACCCGGCAGACAGCAACGGCACAAACCTGTCGGACTACTACCGGCGATTCTCCGGGGCACCTACTACCGAGATCCAGTCGCAGGCCGACCAGGCTGTCCGAAACGGTGTGAACCCGACCGACGTCAACAAGACCGTGGTCAACAGCATCGTGGCGCAGGCCCTTGAGATGGGTAACCCGGCAGCCTTGGCCATCCTCGACGAGATCGACACCGGCAACGGGCCGCTCGGGAATATCGGCTGGGTCAGGGAAGCCCGGACGCAAGCTGAAGACCGGATCGAGCAGAACCGATACGATGACGAGCGCCGGGCGCGGGCCATGGAACAGTGGGAAAGAGAGGATCAGACCCGGCGCATTCAGACGGAAGCGTATCAAGAGATCATCAACAACCCGTATGCTGACCACCGTCAGCATGTCCAACGTGCCCTCGACGCTGGACTCCCCCAACTGGCAACCACCATCCGGTCCCTGTCGGACGCCCAGCTTGACCGGGCCAACGAGCCTTCCAACGATCCTACTTCGATCATGGAAGCGGAGCGTCTGGTGCGAGACCTTGGCGTCTCCTATGACGAGAAGGTTGACCAGATCACAGGGCTTGCGACATCGCGTGTGATCTCCACGGGAACTGCACAATCGCTGATGGACGAGCTTGACGACGTCGAGCCGAACCTTGAGCGGGCGCGGCTGCCGGGTGTCCGTGAAGAGATTTCACTGATGATGGACACGATCGAGACCAACACCGAGTTCCAAGACTGGATCACCGGAGAGGTCGTCGTGAACGGCGGCGAGGTCGCATTGCGGGCACGGGACGAGGCCATGGACGAGCTTCTAGTTTTCCTTGAGGCCAACCCCGACAGCTCCAAGGCAGAGGTCCGCAGGGCCACGCGCAACATCACTCGCGAAGTTCTCAGGAAGCCTGAATACCAGCTCCGCAGACCGACAGGTGAGGGCGCAGCTCCAGCTCAACCAGAGCAGACGAACAGGACTCCCCAAGGTGCATCAAACACTCCGGGCAACTCCGGCTCCCTCTCGAATGAAGGTCAAGGGTCCGACGCATCTGCGGCTGCAGTTGCGACAGGGGAAGACGACGCTCCGTCCGACGCCCTGACGCCGATCCTGCAGGACACCTTCGCTCCGTCTCGCGGCATCATGGTCACAGCCTATGAGCTCTACAGCGAGCGAAACCCCGACACTGAACGGAGCCTCGAAGACTTCGCACAGACGGTCGTCCAGGCACGGCGTCGGGAAGCCTACGAGGGGTATAAGCAGCGGACGGGACGAGAGAACCTGACCTTCGAACAATGGGAAGAGATGGTCGCAGCGTCCACCCACACTGAACCCGAGTAATATCTAAGGAACAGGCATGGCTGAAGAACAGCAGCAGCAGCTACTCGATCCGCTTGAAGCGGTCGCGTTGGCAGAGCAACAAGCGGCGGGTCGGAGCAATTCCGGCCCGCAACCGGACGAGAGGGAAGCCGAGCGCACATTGACGCAGCGCTTCTGGTCCGGGGCCGCGGACGTAGGAATGGGCGTCATCGGCGGTGCCCGAGACGGCATTCAGAACACGGCTGAGACTGTAGAATGGGTGGTGGACAACACCGGCGGGCGCATCCCGTTCCCGGTCTGGACCGACAGCGGCGTCAAGTGGATGACCGATGAAGAGTTCCGTGAACACTCCGGGATGGATGATCGGCAGGTCTTCGGAGAAGGCGACGAGGGTATCCTCGCTCTTCCACAGGTGCCCGAACAGGAGACCACAGCAGGCCAACTGACACGCGGCATATCGCAGTTCCTCGTCCCCTACGCAGGCGCGGCGCGTCTGGCTCGCGTCAATCAGGCCAGTACGGCTGTTGGTGCGTTCTCTCGTTCAATGGCTGCCGGTGCTGCCGTAGACTTCTCCAGCTTCGACCCACACGAGCAACGGATGGCGAACCTCATGCAGGACCATATCGGTCTGCGTGACCCGATCACCTCGTACCTTGCCGCCAGTGAAGACGACAGTGATCTGGAAGGACGGTTCAAGAACGCACTTGAAGGTGCTGGACTCGGCGCCGCGACCGAAGGTGTTTTCAGGCTGGTACGGGCATTCAAGGGTGCCAAGCGCATCCAAGCCGAGCAAGGTGACGAGGCGGCTGCGGACTTCATGGAAGAGCAGGTGTCGCAGATCGACCCCGACATACTGGAGCCAGAGCAGCTTGAGCTGTTCGATGAAATCTCCGACAGCAACCTGCCCGTGCCCGATGCGGCGCGGCCCGACGTCCGTGTGACTGGTCAGAACGCAGACGGCCAGCCGACCCCGACCATCGCGGCCAATTCTGAACTAGGGGAAGCAGCTACGGCGCGGCCCGACGTCCGTGTGACTGGTCAGAACGCAGACGGCCAGCCGACCCCGACCATCGCGGCCAATTCTGAACTAGGGGAAGCAGCTTCGGAAGGCGCGAGTATCGCTGCCCGCACCGCCCAAGAGCGAAGCAACATCCGAAGTCAGGTCACCAACAACCGGCCCGAGTTCGATCAGGAGGGCTTTCAGCAGTCGATCTACCGAGAGCTTGGCCTTCGCCGGGCCGGTGCGCCTACGGTGCCGACGAACACACTCGACTTCGACTTCTTCAACTGGTCGAAGATGGACAGCGACATGACCACCCAGGATTTCCTGCGGATGGCTGTCGATGCGGTTCCTGAAGACGCTCTTCAGCCGACAAAGTCCTTCGACGGTATGATCTCGGAAGCCACGGATCTTCTCGCGGACAGCATCGACGGGTCTGCTGACGACATTTCGACGTTCCTCCGCAGGACTGCCGTGGACGCCGACAGGCAACAGGCCGCTCTTCTGGCGGGCAAGGGGCTGATCCAGAGCATGTCTCGGGAGGTCGAGAACCTCGCCCTACAGATCGACACCGGCAACGCACCGAAGGCCATCTACGCACGGTTCGACCGGATGCGTCGGCATGTGGTTGAGCTTACGTCGGACGTGAAGTCGATCCAGAAGTCTGCAGCGCAGACGACAGCGGCGGGGCGCGTCAGGACTACTGACTTCCTGACCGGCGAAGACCTGACCAATCTGGACATACAGCGTCAGCTCGACGACGTGATGGAGCGCGGCGGCGGGATTGGCGAGCTTGACAGCCTCGCACGGGACATCGTGACCAAGAAGAAGATGGGCGGCACTACGTCTGACATCTTCCGCGTCGCTGGACGGCGCCACCGCCGGGTCTGGGACGTAATCAACGAGGTGCGCATCAACGGTCTGTTGTCAGGTCCCCGGTCGCTCATGATCGACTTGATATCCTCAAGTGTCCATACTGGCCTGCTTCCGACAGAGCGGATGCTAGGTGGCATGGTCAACCTCGATCCCAAGTCCGTCAGGCAGGGCGCACGTCAGCTCGACGGACTTCGCATGGCCCTATCCGACAGCCTTCAGGCTGCGAGTCTGGCGTTGCGGTCTGGCCGGAACATCTTGGACCCCGAGGCCGCGATCCTCGAAGCGAATGGCGTGGACTTCCGGGCTATTCAGTCCACCTCCGAAAACGCTATCGCTCGCAACCTGATCAACGGTCTCGGGACCGCGATCCGCATCCCCAGCCGTCTTCGGTCCACAGGGGACGAGTTCTTCAAGCAGCTCAACTACAGGTCCAGCCTATACGCTCGGTTGATGGAGCAGGGGACTGATCTCGTGTCGCAGGGGAGGATAACCAAGGACGACCTTGCAGGCTATGTCCAAGACCGCATGGCGCAGGCTGTGAACCGGGACGGCACAGGTCGGTCGAAGCCGGATATTGATTACGCTCGGGAGGCGACCTTCACCGACGAACTGCGTCCCAACTCGTTCTCGCGGGGCTTCCAGAACCTCACGAACAAGCACCCCTACCTCAAGGTGGTGTTCCCGTTCGTCAGGACACCGACCAACCTGATCGTCGCTTCGGTACAACGGACGCCTATCCTGCGCAGGGCCTCTCAGAACTTCATGGAGCAGCTCCGAAGTCCTGATCGTGCCACCCGTGCTTCGGCGCGGGGTAAGCAGGTGACAGGCAATCTTATCTGGGGAGCGGCCATCATGGCAGCCTTGGACGGTCGGATCACCGGCAACGGGCCTGTTGATCCCGAAGCCCGGAGCCGTCTCATGGAAACTGGGTGGAGACCCTACAGTTTCGTCATGGGCGAGGGGGATAACAAGAAGTACGTCGAGTACCGGCGGCTTGACCCCTTTGCTACGATTCTCGGCATCGCCGCAGACAGCGCGGACATCCTCGGGCAGGTGGACGACAAGACCGGCGAAGAGGTCGGTGTTGCGGCACTTACTGCCGTGATGAACAACCTAGGTTCCAAGACCTATCTGCAAGGGGGCGTCGACCTCGCGCAGGCGGTCTCCGGGCCGAAGATGTTCATGCAGCGCTACGTCCAGCGGCTCACCACGAGCTTCATGCCGTACTCTGGAGCGATCCGAGAGTCTCGTCGGTTCAACGACGATGCCATGCGAGAGGTCCGCTCAATCCTCGACGCGATCAAGGACACGGTCCCCGGATATTCGGCGACACTTCCGGCCCGGCGTTCGATGATTACGGGAGAGCCGATCACTCTCCCGAAGGGGTTTGGCGAAGACGCATTCGGTCCTCTGGCGGATGCCTATGCGTCCATGCAGCCGATCTATGAGAGCGAGTACCGGGCAGACACTGTCTTGGACGAGCTGGCGCAGCTTGGCGAAGGCGTGACGGGCTACCCAAGCCGGAAGCTCATGGGTGTGGAGATGACACCGGAGCAGTACAGCGAGTACATCGCCCTGCACGGCCAGTACCGCAACCCGTCCACCCACCGGACCCTGTATCAGGAGCTGGAACGGGTGTTCAATTCGGCAGCCTACGACCGAGGCCGGGAGCGCTACGCTGACGACAGCGATCCGAGCCTCAACCCCCGCATCAAGATGGTTCGCAAGGTAATCACCAGCTACCGCCAAGCCGCCCGGAACGAGCTTCTTCAGCGGCACCCCGACCTCCGCAGGGCGGTGCGGGAGCGGGAAGCACAGGCCGCCCAGAATGGCCGCTCGATGCTTTCGGGGATTGCTGAACTCGGCGCGGACTGAGTTCCACCATAACATAAACAAACTCTTATTTCCCTCCGTCCCGGTGAATGCCGGGGCGGGGGGCAGGAGACGCCTATGGCCAATTCTTACGACACCTACACAGGGGACGGGAGCACGAAGAACTTCTCGATCACGTTCCCCTACCTCATGCACGACCACATCGCTGTCTATGTCGATGGCGTCCTGACCGGGTTCAAGTTCAAAGGCGACAGCACCGTTCGCATCACGCCCGCCCCTGAAGGGGGTTCGACTGTTCAGATCCGCCGGGAGACCCCGGTCGAGAACCCTCTAGTCGATTGGGCCAACGGCACGACACTTACCGCACGGACTCTCGACGTCCTCGCCAAGCAGGCGATCTACGCCGTGGTTGAGAAGACGCGCAATGTCTTGGGGCTGTCCTACAAGGGGCACTTCGACGCCAAGGGCCTTCGGATTGAGAACCTCAAGGAACCGGAATATGACGAGGACGCCGTCACAAAGGGCTGGGTCATCAACCGGGAGGAAGGCACCGAGAACCGAGCTGCGGCCAGTGCGGCCCGCGCAGAAGCTGCGGCTCAGGCATCCGGCAACATCACCTTCTTCGACGACAAGGCCGACGCCGATGCCGCATCAAGCGGTCTCGCGAACGGGTCTGTGGTCGAGGTCTTCAACGACGAGACACGCGGCAACCTCCGCACCCGGTATCGGGTGGAGAGCGGCAGCCTTGTATACAAGTTGCAATTCACCAACCCCTTCATCCGGTTTTCCGATGCTGCAGAAATGGTTGCCAACAGCTCTCTTACGTATGCCAACAGCGGCGCGGTCGCGGGAGACAAGTGGTTGGTCGGGGACATTACCTTCATTGTTGCTGAAGCGGGTGTAAAGAACGTCGAGCTGACGACAGCAGGTGGCGTGGAGGTCAACATCGCGTCCAACATTCGGGACACCACGCAAGGTGTGAAAGCCCTCGGCGGCGCTATTGACGGCGTGACAAGTGCGTGGACCGAGCTGATCCGCTTCCTCCGTGCGTCCAAGTATCGCTGGGGCGACGTCGTGAGCGTGGACACACGGATCGACCTTGAAGACGGGTGGAGCATAGAGAACATCGACATCAAAGGCGACATGGCCGGCCCGCTTGTGAGCGCGAAGACCGACGCGAGAGATGTGGTCTTCTCCCGTGCCAGCGTCCAGAACCTGAACACAGACGGCATGGCGATGATGGTCAACGCGCCGGGCGTCAACAACATCCGAATGTATGACAGTGACTTCATTTCGGACAGCTATGCCGTACTCCTGAACGAGGCCGCTGCTGGCTTCAGCAGCTTTCAGAGCGTGGGCAACCGTATCTACACGAGCCGGGCTGACGGTCACGAGTGGAACTTCCCCGACGTGAACGCGAACTACCTCATTTCAATGGGGGACATCGTCAGCGGGGGCCTCGCTGGCAGCGGCGGAACCGCAGGGTTCGCATTCGGCAACGCCAACTCGAAGACGTGGTCCATTGTTGGAGGCCTCATCAAAGGCAGCCGCCGGGACGCCATCCACATCGAAGATGGGCAGAGGCGCGGAGTGGTCGGCCTTGTCGCGATCGACAACGCAATGGAAGACGGCATCTGGATGAGTGGCCCGCGCGACTATGAGTTAGACAGCACAGGCGGCTTCGATGAAGCCAAGGAAGTTCAGTTCGATACCGGGACCGGCCCCCAGACCGCATACGTCCACCAGATCACCAACAACGTGATGACCTTGATCGACGTCTCGACCGAGGAACATGACAAGCTGCCGAAGCCGGGCGACACGATCAGTCAGTCCAGCACCGGCGCTTCCGCGACGGTTATTGGTGTGTATGCCCAAGGCGAAGCTGACGGTGTCCCTGTGGTCGGCGTGTCCGCCACACACAAGGGAACCCGAACGGGATACTCGGGCTACAACGCTGTCTACCAGCCGAAGTATGCCCCGCTGCGTGGCTCTTCGCTGATCGGGGCGTTCTTTCGTGGGTTCCAGCGGGGCGTCACGGTCTCCGAACGTGCTTGGGTGTTCCTATCTGGGGTCTCCGTTGCTGGTGCCGACCATGTCCTGAACGTGGGCAAGTCCGCGACTGCCCTCGGACATCTGCATTGCTTGAGCAAGGGCGTGGCCCTGTTCCGGGGCAACAACCGGGGCATCGGCGGCTTCATCAGCTCGGAC